CGACAGCACCCACCACGCCTGCCACCACTGTGAAACACGAATGGCCCGACTACTCAAAGAAATCGGGGACTACGCGCAACAGGCAGCACACGAGCTGACCCCCGGCAAAACAGGCAACGACCAGCGCGGCACAGAAACCAGCATCGGCATTAGGATCAGCGCCCTAGACCTCATCGCAGGCAACGACGTGCTACCCATCCTTGAATCATGGGAACGCGACTGGCGCGACACCTACCACCTAGCGCCCTACGGCATCGCATCAAGCGAAAGAAACGCAGGCAAACCCCGCGAACACGCCATGACCACCGTCCTAAACTTCCTCACCGCATGGCTACACGAAGCCTGCAAAACCCACCCCGCCATAGACGACTTCAACACCGAACTAAAACAAGCACACGCCACAGCACAACAAGCAGCACGAATGACCCCACCAAACAAAACCACCATCACCTGCCCAAACGACGACGACACCACCACCACAGGCCTATGCGGATCACGCATCACCATTCACGCAGACAGCATTGACGGCAAAGCAACCTGCCGGAAATGCAAAACGACATGGAACATCGCCCACCTAGTACACGTCGCAATCACCACACCCGGCGCAGAAACATGGACCGACAGCGAAGCTGCCGCAAACTACTTCGGGGTAAGCGTTCGCACACTAAACAGGTGGGCAACAGCAAAACAAAGCAGAATCAAACGGCGTGACGGAAAGTTTGAACTGCAAAGTATTCACGCGACAATAGATCGAATGTAAAACCATCCTTGCCAAAAATAACTAATGTCCCATAAGGTGTGGTTGTGTGTTATACGTGTATCCAAACCCACAAGGGGAAAGCATGACTAGCCTTGTGTTAGACGAAGCAGCAACCATCCCCGAAATTGACGAAGCACTAGCGCACCTACGCGCCGTAAACGAAACAGAACGCGGCCCTGCATGGACTGCCTACCTTGACGCGATCCTTGAACTACGCGCCAAGCAAAGCGCAACCACCCCACACTTCAGTCAGGAACAAACAAAATGATTTCAAAGTCTGACATTGAAACCGCAATGCGAACCGCCGCCGGAAACCCCGACAGCGGCGCACTGGCCGATTGGATTCCTGCCCTAGCTGACGCAGTTGATGATCTAGTCAACCCGAAAGCAAAGACGGAAACACGAGTCATTAAGGCTGACGAAGTTAGATGATTCCCGGCGTGCGGCGTGTCTGCCTTGGTTGCGGAACGCTCACGCTGCACGGCAGCCGCTGTGAACCTTGCCAAACGACACAAGACACCGCCATAAGCAACAGGCGGAAACCGCGTGCACACTACGCGGGAGACTACAAACGGCGATCCAAGATCGTGCGAGACAATGCCGAAACGTGTTGGATATGCGGCGAAGGGTACAGGGCTGCCGATCCTTGGACAGCCGACCACCTACTGCCAGGTGACCCCGCCTCACCCCTTGCCGCTGCTCACCGTTCATGCAATTCGTCAAGAGGAAATCGAACATCGTTCATCTCGTGACGGTGACCCCCACCGGGGACTAAACGGGGGGTGGGGCAAAAGTTACCAGCGGGTAACAACGGTTACCCTGCTCCAACCCTCCCCGCTGTGCGTGCAGGTCTGACGACCCTCCTGGGCGGGGCTGTGGCGGCTTGTGGGGCACGAACGCAATCTACATTAGTAACCTTCCCTGTGGGTTGTGTTTCTAGCGTCTGCGTGTCGCATTTTGCCCTGAAACGTCTTGGTGATATTTCCGCGCTCGTTGCTGATTTGGTTGGTGAATAGTCATGGCTGGTCGTGGTCCTGCACCGAAAGCGGAACGTTCCCGCGCTAATGACACGGCACGCCGTGAAGCAGAATTCCGCAAGGTTGCTGCTGACGGTGTTGAGCGTGGCCCTGATCTTCCGTCGGGTGTTCTGTGGAGTGAGCGCACGCAGGCATGGTGGGCGACGTGGCGACGTTCTCCACTGGCGGTAACGTTCATTGACGCTGATTGGGATTTCCTCCTAGACACCGCACTGTTGCACAATGAGCTTTGGTCAGGCAGTCCGGGTGTCGCTGCCGAATTGCGTTTGCGTGTGGCGAAGTTTGGTGCGACTCCTGAAGATCGGATGCGGTTGCGTATTGCGATTGATGATGACGTGAAGGATGCACCGAAACCACAGCGGGTGTCGGGTGATCGCCGTGAACGTTTGTTGGCGGTTGTCGAATCCTAATGCTAACTCTTGGTTTACAGGTCATTGATTGGGTTGAGACTTTTCTCGTGCATGGCCCTGGCGATATTGAAGGTTCGCCAATCATGCTTGACGATGAGTTTGCCGCGTTCGTTTTGCGCTGCTACGAGATTGATAAAGACGGCAGGCGGCGTGTTCGCCGTGGTGTTATCTCCCGCCCGAAGGGGCGTGCGAAGTCTGAGCTTGCCGCGTTCATGGCTTGCGCGGAAGCACTTGGCCCGGTGCTGTTTGATCACTTCGCGGTTGCTGGTGAAGTGTCGGCGTGGGGTTACGTGTACGCGGAAGGTGAGCCTGTCGGGGTTCCGGTGAAGCGTCCTGAAGTTTTGTGTTTCGCTACCGAGCTGAGTCAGGCCGGAAACACGTATGACGCTATCCGTTACATGTTGTCGCCGGACACTGGCGCAAAGGCGTTGACGGAAACGTACGGGCGCATTGACGTGGGTTTGACCCGCATCAATCTTCCTGACGGTGGCGTGATCTCACCGGAGTCTGCCGCCGATTCGTCAAAGGATGGTGGCAAGTCAACATTCACAGTGTTTGACGAAACGCACCTTTGGGTGTTGCCTAAGTTAAAGCGTATGCACCAAGTCGTGTTGCGTAACCTTTTGAAGCGCAAGATTGCTTCAGGCTGGTGTTTAGAAACGACAACGATGTACGCGCCGGGTGAAGGTTCCGTTGCTGAAGGAACACACGAATACGCGAAGGCAGTCACTGAAAAGCGCGTGTCTGATGTTGGCTTGCTGTTTGATCACAAGCAGGCTGGCGCGAAGCATGACCCGAAGTTCAAGACGCATCGCATGAACGGGTTGCGGGAAGTGTACGGGCCTGCCGCCGATTGGATGGACCTAGAAGCAATCGCGGATTCATTTGATGACCCGCAAACTTCATCGGCTGAATGGGAACGTTACTGGTTTAATCGTCCTGTTTCTTTGCAGGGTCAATGGTTGTCACAGTTGGCGTGGGATGAATGTCAAGCTGCACGCACAATCCCTGACGGTGTTGACGTGGTGCTGTCTCTTGACGGTTCGTTCTCTGGTGACTCTACTGCGCTTGTTGCTGTAGAGATTTCAGAGTTTCCGCATGTCGTTGTTGCTGGTCATTGGGAGAAACCGCCGGGTGCGCAGGAATGGCGTGTGCCGATTCTTGATGTTGAGGAAATGATCAAGACGTGTTGTTTGCGTTGGCGTGTGCGTGAAGTTATTGCTGACCCGCATTTGTGGTCACGGTCGCTTGAAGTTCTTGCTGATGAGGGTTTGCCTATTGTGGAGTTTCCGCAGTCGGCTGCACGCATGACCCCGGCAACTAAACGCTTTACTGACATGGTGTCTACGCGTGCACTTACGCATGACGGCAACGCGGCATTAACGCGTCACGTTAGTAATGCAGTGTTGAAGCAGGACAGTCGCGGCACGCGTATCATGAAGGAATCTAAATCTTCTACGCGCCGAATTGACTTGGCGGTTGCGGCAGTGATGGGTGTTGAACGTGCAGTAAATCAGGAAGCGCCTGTGATCGCTCCTGTTCCACAATTTTACGCATAGGGGTTTTCATGTTTGCAACTGTTCTGCAAGCCGTCGGTGTGGTGGCGGTTGCTGTCGGTGTGGCGTTGGTGTTTGTTCCTGCGGGTATTGTTGTTGCTGGTGTCGGTCTTGTCCTGTTCGGTATGGCTTTGGAGCGTGACTAATGTTGAACCGCTTGCTGAAGCCGCAAGAGGCACGGGCGATTTCTTTTCAGACTCTTTTTGAATCTGGTGGGATGATTCCGTCAACGACTCGTGCTGGCGTAAACATTTCTCAGGCCAATAGTCTGACCATTGCTGCTGTCTACGCGTCAATACGTTTGATCTCTGACACGATTAGCACGCTGCCCCTTGGCACATTTGTGCGCCGTGATGGTGCACGCTACCCGTACACGCCACAGCCTGCATGGGTTGAGCAGCCGGAACCTGATTCTTCAATGCAGCGCAGTGACCATTACCAGTCGCTGCTTGTGTCGCTGATGATCGCTGGCAATTCTTATACGCGCATTATCCGCAACGGTAACGGCGATATTGTCGCGTTGACTGTGCTTGACCCGTCACGCATCACGGTTCGCCGTAACGCAATGGGTCAAATCGAATTCCTTGTGGATCAGGCGTACGTGCTGCAAGAACAGGACGTTATTCACCTGACTGAGCTTCGCCGTCCTGGCGCGTTGGTTGGCGTGAGTCGCGTTACTGAAATGCGGGAAACGTTCGGGCTGTCAAAGGCTCTAGAGGATTTCAGTGCGCAGTTCTTTGGAAGCGGAAGCACCATCGGCGGTGTGATCGAAGTTCCGGGTGATGTGACTGCTGAGCAGGCAGAGTCCATGCAGTCTGCATGGGAACGCGGTCACAAGGGTTTGCGTAAGGCGTTCCGTCCGGGGATTCTTTCTGGCGGCGCTAAGTTTATGAAAACATCTGTTGAGCCTAACGAAGCACAGATGCTTGAATCACGTGAATTCGCGGTTGAAGAAATTGCAAGAATATTCCGCATCCCCCCGCACATGCTTCAGTCAACGAAGCCGGGTGCAATGTCCTATGCGAGCGTTGAAGAAAATTCAAAGCAGTTCGTTACTTACACGTTGCTTCCGTACATTGAAAAGATTGAAGCTGCCTATTCGCGGCTTCTGCCTTCCGATGCTTTCCTGAAGTTCAACGTTGACGGTTTGCTACGCGCAAACTTGACGGAACGTTACGCCGCGTATTCAAGCGCGACACAAGCCGGGTTCCTGTCTATCAATGACATTCACAGGGTTGAGGACATGCTGCCTGTTGAGGGTGGCGACGTGTACCGCGTGCCACTTGCGAACGTGAACCTTGCTGCCGCGAACATTGTTGAGACTGAAAAGCGTACGCAAATGCTTGCGCGTCTTGTCACGATGGGTTTCGATCCCGCTGAGTCTCTCGCCGCTGTCGGCTTGCCGCCGATCATGCACACGGGCCTGCCGTCTGTTCAGCTTCAGCAGGCAGCAACGTTTGACCCGACTGACCCCTCTGCCGCGTACATTGGTGACAATGTTCGTGATGCTTCGGACGATGTTGAGCAGCGCGATATTGCTGAAGATATTGCTGACGCGATTGCCGGGGCAATTAGTAACATTCCCGCGCCTGTCGTGAACGTCAACATGCCGGAGCAGTCTGCACGTTCTAAGCGTGTTGAGCGTGACTCTGACGGCAACATCACCGCGATTGTTGAGGAATAGTTATGGCTGGTTTGGT